AGATTGAAGTGACATTTGAACCAGTAAAAAGATAATGATTAAAAATATTTGTGCAGGTCTTTTAATTTTATGTCAATCAACATTTAATTTTCAAGAAGACTTTACTTATAATAATAATGAAGAGTTTATTAGAGGTGTAAAAAATTGTGCGTTGTTTTATAATGCAGACTTACCTTCTAAAGATAGAATACCTATTGAAATAATTGTAGGTCAAGCTTCATTAGAGAGTGACTGGGGTAGGTCAAGGTTTGCACTAGAAGGAAACAATTTATATGGTATGCGTGAGTATGATTTAACTGAACCGCATATCAAACCATTAGAAAATTTAGAAGCAAACTTTGGATTAAAAGTTTATCCTACTAAATGTTTATCAGTTGTTCACTACATAGAAACTTTGTTAAATCATAGAAGTTATTCAGAGTTTAGAGAAAAGATGTATGAAATGTGGGTTGTTGATGAGTACGATATATTTTTATTAACTGAAATGTTATATAACTATTCAGCAGATGAAAATTATTCAAAGAAATTAAGACGAACAATTTTATTTATAACTGAAAGGGGTTATTTAAATGGCAGGGAATAAAAAGTTTGACATTGATTTAAAGTATGGGCAAATTAGAGAGAATAAAGTTAGAGAAATGTTTTCTAAATGTCAGATTGAAGTCAAGTCAGAGAGAAGTTGGTGGAAGAAGACAGGCAACATAGCTATAGAGTATGAGTATAGAGGTAAGCCAAGTGGTATCTACGCAACAACATCTGATTATTGGTTTCATAGACTAGAGGGCGACAGGGATGAGTTTTGTACACTTGTTTTTAAAACATCTATACTAAAGGGAATTGTAGATAAGTATAAAGATAAGTTGACAAAAAATGTTGGGGATAACAAAGCGAGTAAGTGTGTACTTATTCCAATCAAAGACATATTTAACAAGGAGTTTTATGGAAATGTTTGATGATATAGAAGAGATAAAAAAAGAGATACAAGAACACGAGGGGTTCAGAGATACTATATATAGTGACTCTCTCGGGTTTGACACAATAGGTTGGGGTCATTTAATAAAAGACACCGACAATTTTGAAAAAGGAAAAGCATATAGTAGAGAGGAGTTACAAGAAGTTTTTGATGAAGACTTTCAACTTGCGTGGGACAATGCAAATAGTCTAGTCAAAGAACGATTGACCAACACAGACTTTCAACTACTAGATATAGATAGGAAGATGAAAGTTATATCTATATTATGTAATATGTGTTTTCAATTAGGCAAGGCAGGTGTAGGTAAGTTCAAAAAGATGTTTGAAAATATTGCCAAACTAAATTTTAAAGAAGCGAGTTTGGAAATGTTGGATAGCAGGTGGGCAAAGCAGACACCTAATCGTGCTAAATATTTAAGTGACAAGATGTCGCAGGTATAAAAATAATTTTATATTTGCCTTGATGTTGCCACATTTATATGGTATAATACTATCTAAATTAAATATTTTAAATAACTATGTTAAAGATTATTAATTATTATTATTATAATATTAATAATAATATATTAATATCTAATAGAGTTAAGACATTGTGTTTAATTAAAAAAAAATTATAAATAACACTTGCATTTTGTTTGGAAGTGTGATATAATACAAACTTCAATAAAAATAGGAGGTTATATATGCCAACAGTTGAAGGAAAAGCATATTGGGCTAGTGTTACTAGACCTAATACAACATTCGACCCTGTATATCAGATTGATTTAGCAGTTGATGAACAAACTGCGAAGTCTTTTAAAGATAGCGGTGTCGCTGTTAAGACTGACGATAGAGGGAATATCGTTAAGTTTAAAAGAAAAGTCGCTAGAGCAGATGGGACTAAAAATCCTATGCCAAGACTAGTGGACTCTGCAAAAAATCCTATTGATGTACTAGTAGGTAATGGTTCGAAGGTTAAAGTTTTATACAAACCTTTTGACTGGAAATTTGCAGGTAAATCTGGTACAAGCTTGGACTTACAAGCAGTTCAAGTAATCGACCTCGTACCCTATGGTGAAGACTTTGATGTCTCGGATGGTGGTTATGTTGCCGAAGGTAACAACGAGGAATTTTAAATAACTAATGGAACAGGGGGCGAGAATGAATGATGATAAACCAAAGTTTATTAAAACTCATGTCCCCTGTACCAACTGCGGAAGTAGTGATGCAAGAAGTATTAATGAAGATGGAAGTAGTTATTGCTTTTCTTGTGCAACATTCTTTCCAGAAGATACAGGGACAAATATAAACTATGAAAGGGGCGACATGCAAGTAGCAGAAGATTTTAATAATGAACAAAAATTAACAGACCTTAATTATCATACAGGTAGTATTAGTTCTATAACTGATAGAGGAATTAATAGTGAGACTTGTAAGAAGTATGGAGTTAAAGTTACCTACAATGGTGGGGGCTTAATACAAAAACATATCTATCCATACTATGATGAGACAGGTCAGATGATAGCAACAAAAACTAGATATGTTAAGACAAAAGACTTTTCAATTATAGGTTCGACATCCAATTCTGGATTGTTCGGTCAGCAATTATTTAATGGTGGTAAGTATGTTACCATAACCGAGGGTGAAGTTGATGCAATGAGTGTGTATCAAATGCTCGGTTCAAAATATCCAAGTGTCTCTATTAAAAATGGAGTTGCTTCAGCATTAAAAGATATTAAGAGAAGTTATACTTGGCTTGATAAGTTTGATAATATTGTAATCAATTTTGATAATGATGAAGTTGGAAGAGAAGCAAGTAAAAAAGTTGCGGAGTTATTTCAACCGGGGAAAGTTAAGATAGTTAAACTTCCAGAAATTTATAAAGACGCAAATGATTTATTGCGTTCTAAAAAATATGAGGAGTATGTTAAAGCTTGGTGGAATGCACCAGTACATGCACCAGATGGTATCATTGAGGGTAGTCAATTACTTTCAGAAGTATTAGAACCAGTTGTTAAATCAAGAATAGATTATGGATGGAAAGGTTTAGATGAATTAACTTATGGTATTCGTAGCGGTGAGTTGGTTACGATAACCGCAGGTACTGGACTAGGAAAAACTTCTGTCATTAAAGAGTTAGTCTATCACATATTTAAAAGTACTGAAAATAATATTGGTATGATTATGTTAGAAGAAAGTCCAAAGATAACTGCGTTAGATATTATGGGGACTGAAGCTAACTTACCTTTAAGAAGACCAGACATTAATTTATCTAAAGAAGATAAAACAAATTACTTTAATAAGACAATAGGTTCTGGTAGATTTTATTTCTACAATCACTTTGGTTCAAACTCTGTTGATAATATTATTGCAAGAGTTAGATACATGGCGAAAGCTTTGGATTGTAAGTTCATTGTACTAGACCATATAAGTATGATAGTTTCTTCTCAAGAATTTGGGGATGAAAGAAAAGCTATTGATGAAGTGATGACTAAACTTCGAACACTTGTTCAAGAAACAGACATTGCTTTGATTATAGTATCACACTTAAGAAGACCAGATGGTAAAGGACACGAAGAGGGAGCAGTCACTTCACTATCACAATTAAGAGGGTCTGGTGCTATTGCACAATTATCTGATATGGTTCTTGGATTAGAAAGAGATAGTCAGAATGATGACATTGCAATTAGAAATACTACATCATTAAGAGTTCTTAAGAATAGATTTGTAGGTATGACTGGACCTGCGTGTTGGTTATACTGGGACAAAGATACTGGTAGATTGAATGAAGTTGATAGACCTACTGGTGATGAAACAGATGAAGATAAATTTTAAATGAAAGGAATAAAAGAGTGGGCGATAGAAAACTATTCTTGGATATCGAGACAACCGAAATTGTTAATGGTTATGGATTACCTAACAAGATTTTTTGCTTGGTTACTATTTGTGATAAGGGCAATCTTGTATGTTATGCTCCGAATGATTTACATAAATTTCAGAATGATGCGAAGAATTATCAAGAGTTTATTGGACACAACATCATAGGATTTGATGCTCCAGTAATTAAAAAAGTTCTTGGTGTAGATTTATTTAAGCTAGGTAAAGTTACTGATACATTAATACTATCAAGATTATTCAAACCAGTTCGAGAAGGTGGACATTCATTAAGAGCATATGGAATTAAGTTTGGTTATAATAAAATAAACTTTGATGACTTCTCCGAGTTCTCTTTAGAAATGTTGGAGTATTGTATTCGTGATGTTAAACTAACTAGAAAAGTTTATGACTTATTACAAAGACAGGGTAAAGGTTTCTCTCAACAATCAATAGATTTAGAACATAGAGTTGCAGAGATTATAGAGAAACAAGTACAGACAGGATTTCTTTTTGATTTAGAGAAAGCACATTTACTTCTAGCTAAACTACAAAAGAAAATAGATGATGTTCAAACTAAAGTAAGAGAAACATTTCCTCCATTAAAGATTGAAGAAACCTTTATACCTAAATCAAATAATAAATCAAGAGGTTATGTAAAGGGAGTACCATTTATTAAAGTTAAGTATCAAGAATTTAATCTTGGTTCAAGACAACAGATAGGTGAACGACTAATGAAACTTGGTTGGAAACCTAAAAAGAAAACAGATAAAGGTCATGTAATTGTAGATGAAAAAGTTTTATCACAAATTAAAAACATACCAGAAGCAGAATTAATAAACGAATTCCTTCTACTGCAAAAAAGAATTGCAATGATAAATTCTTGGATTGAAGCAGTTGATAAGGATAGGAGAGTACATGGAAGAGTGATTACTAATGGAGCAATCACTTCAAGAATGAGTCATCAGTCGCCCAACATGGCTCAAATCCCTGCTGTGTACTCTCCATATGGGAAAGAATGCAGGGAATTATGGACAGTCCCTAGTGGATATAAACTAGTGGGAATAGACGCAAGTGGACTGGAGTTAAGAATATTATCTCACTACATGAACGATAAGGAGTATATTAATGAAGTCATTAATGGAGATATACACACTACAAATCAAACTCTTGCAGGGTTGGAAAGCAGAGATACTGCAAAAACATTTATCTATGCGTTCATTTATGGAGCAGGTAACAAAAAACTCGGAAGTATCTGTGGAAGGAATGAAAGCTATGGAAAACAGATTAAAGAAAGATTTCTTAAGTCTCTTCCAAGTCTTAAAAGGTTGCGAGATAGAGTGGACCTCGCTTGTAGAAAAGGATACCTCAAAGCAATCGACCAAAGAAACCTCATCATCAGACAAAAGCATTCAGCAGTCAACACCCTCATCCAAGGAGCAGGGGCAATAGCTATGAAGAAAGCTTTGGTATTGTTAGAAGATGAAATTGAAAAACATAATCTTGATGCAGTACCAGTAGCAAATGTACATGATGAATTTCAATATCAAGTAAAAGAAAATCAAGCAGAACAACTAGGACAACTAGCAGTTCAATCAATACAACAAGCAGGGATTAAACTAGGACTTAGATGTCCATTAACAGGGGAGTATAAAAGTGGAAACAACTGGAAAGAAACACACTAAAACATTAGATACTTTAGTACCCGATATAAATAAGTTACTAACAAATTTGGGTGATGGAAAAAAGTTAAATGTTTCAGATGAACAATTAAATAAATTTTTAAAGAACATTAAAGATGCTCTTATTGACTGGAGTAATCCAGTTAAACAAGACAAGAGTACATTAAGGATGTCTATACTGGGAAGACCATTAAGACAATTATGGTATGACAAACATAAACCAGTAAAGAAAGAAAAATCAAATCCTTCTTTACAATTAAAGTTTTTGTATGGACATATACTTGAACATCTTATTTTATTTCTTACTGATTTAGCAGGACATAAAGTTACAGACCAACAAAAGAAAGTTAATGTTGATGGTATTGTAGGACATATGGATAGTAAGATTGATGGTGAGGTTGTAGATGTTAAGACTGCTTCATCATATTCATTTAAGAAATTTGAACAAGGTACTTTAAATGAGGATGACCCATTCGGATATATTGCTCAATTAACTGGGTATGAAGAACATGAGAAAACAAAACGAGGTGGGTTTCTTGCAGTCAATAAATCTACTGGACAACTTGCTTTGTTTAAACCAGATGATTTAATGAAACCTAATATTAAATCTTTAATTCAAAATGTTAAAACAAAATTAGATTCACCAGAGTTACCACCTAGATGTTATGAACCAGTACCACATGAGAAAGCAGGTAATATGAAACTTCCTGCAGGATGTGTGTTCTGTTCTCATAAAGTAGAGTGTCATAAAGATGCTAATGATGGTAAAGGATTAAGAGTATTCAAATATGCAAGTGGTAATATCTACTTTACTAAAGTTGAGAAGACACCTAAAGTTGAAGAGGTTAGTATAATAGAAAAATAATTTTATGTTAAAACATAAGCACTTGTTAGTAAGAGCAGAAGTATTAGAACCACCTAAAGATATAAAAGAAATTAAAACATGGACAAAGAAATTAATAAAA